AATACATTACAGCCTCCGAAATCCTTCCCTCGGTAAACTTTCCCGCCTATTTTTCTAGACTTTTTTACCACTAGGTAGAATTTTTCTAGAATAGTAAGGCCTTCGCCTTCGCCGTCTCTAAGTAGGTCGTAAAAATGTACCACGTATCGAGGATTTCCGTTTATGTCGTTATTTATTCGTTTCATTTTATTGAGCGTTTTGTATTGTGTATACTTTTTGTCTGGATAATTCGTAATTTTTAAAATCCCAATTTCTAGGAACATTTAGGCCAAATAGCTCGCTAATTTCTTTAATGTCGCTTATCAAGTTGTTAGCCAAATAAAAATTTACCGTACTTTTGCGGGCGGTCAACTGCTTTGCCAAATATCCCTCAGCCTGTTCCGTCATTACTTTGATAATTGTCGGTAATTGATCCAAGTCAAAAACACGCGGCAAAGGAACTCTAAAAACTTTTATATTGTCTGGGATTGCGTTCCATAGTTCCGAGCAATGCTTTGCAGTCGTTGGGCTGTAATATCTTGAATTTACAAAACAAACTTTTTCGCCGTTGTTAGCCGTTACAAACTTTGCTCCTATGTAGTGATAACCGTAGGAATAGGCCGTGCTATATTCAAAAAACATTGACTTTGTGCGGCCGTGTGTTTGTGATTGAATCGCAAAAGTTTGGGCCAATTGATTGTTTGAATTAAAAACCGTTTTCATTTCGTTTGTGTGTTTAGTGATTAATATCTAGTTCCTAAATGCTGGTTCAATTCCTCGATTGATTCGAAGGCGAATTCGTCGTCGTTATCGAAGTCATAAACGTAAAATTCAACTGGTTGACCGAACGCGCTTGCAATAGTAACGCCGTTTTCCAAGGCTATATAAACGTTTCCGCTGTTTAGGTTAAAGCCTTCCTCCATTATATCTTCGCCTGCGAAGTGTTCAGCGTACGCGGCCCAAACGATTGATTTTGATCTGGCATCTGAGTAGGAAAATGATGTCTGGTTTTGTGTGTGTGTGTTCATTTTTTTTAGTGTTTAGTGTTTAAAATAAGATAGGTAGTAAATATCCGCAATCAATTAAAACGGATAAGACTAAGGCCTGCAAGGTTTCTACCTTTGTACCTTTGAAGTTTGGGAGTACGATTAGTGTTATCATTTTAGAGTAGTTTAAGGCCTAACAAGTAACCTAGAAAAAATATAGGCGTAAATGCCAGGATAAAATATAGAATAGTTCCAATTACTTTAACTGTTTTTTTCATATTAGTACCCGATAGCGTCCAACTGTATGCCGTAAAAAATACCCGCGATAATTACCACGGCCATAATACCAAACGCGATAAGGTTTGCTTTTGTGTTATCGCTCATTTTGCTTGCTGTGGTGTTTGTGTTTGAAGTTGTCATTTGTGTGTGTGTTTAGTGTTTGTGATTGTTTAGTAAATGTACAAAGTTTTGTAAATGTATGCAAGTAATTTGGTAATTTTTTTTACTTTTTTTTATTTATTTTTTCGTTTAAAATATTTGGAACTTTATCCAATTCGTTTTCGAATATTTCAAGTAGTGGTTTCATTTTTATTTTGTTTTGCCTTCCAATAAATCCTCAGCAAAATAGTTTGCCATTCTAACCCAATCTTTTTTGGTTGAATTATTATAGCCATCAAAATGAATTGGAAATCCGTTTCTATAAATATTTATTCCCCAATATTTTGAAGTTCCGTTATTAATACCAAATTCATAAAAATTTCCATTTACAGTGATTGATGCTTCGTAGTTGTGTGCTTTGCCTTTTTTGAATTTTAGTACCTTTTCCATTTTGTCCTTTGTTTTAGTGTTATTGTTTACCAAATGTACAAACGTTTGTAATTATGTGCAAGTATTTGTAAAAATATTTTTTATTTTTTTTTATTTTTTTTCAATTACCTTTAGGACTGAATAAACAGTTTTTATCACTTTTGCAAACCTTTGTAAACTATGGGACAAAACGGAGGCGCTAGGCCTGGCGCTGGTCGGAAGCCTAAAATATTAGAAATCAAGTTAATTGAACAAATGGACGCGCTCGCAGTCCCCGAGCAAATTTGGAACGCGCTTTTATTTAAATGCCAGCAAGGCGATACCCAAGCGATTAAACTTTGGCTGTCTTATCGTTTTGGATTGCCAAAGCAGCAAATTGACGTAACTACGAATGGTGAAAAAATAGCGCCTCCTATTCAGTGGATTGGGAAAAATATTGCGATTGAAGCGGCAAAGGTGATAAATGAGGAAGACGAACTAAACGAAATTTAGTAAATGATCAACCTACTTGAGGATTATAAACCGTTATTTTACGAGCAGCCAGAAACCAGGTATTATTTAATTACTGGCGGCCGCGGTTCGGGCAAAAGTTGGACGTTGGCGCTGTTCCTTCTTAATTTAACGTATCAAAAAGGACACGTGATCTTGTTCACGCGATATACCTTAGTTTCCGCGTTTATTTCGATTATCCCCGAGTTTTTAGATAAAATTGAGATAATGGGAAAAGTTAACGACTTTGAGGTAACTCAATCCGAGATCATTAATAAATTAACAGGATCAAAGATTCTATTTCGTGGAATCAAAACAAGTTCAGGCGTTAATACTGCGAATCTTAAATCAATCGCTGGCTTATCAACTTGGGTAATTGATGAAGCCGAGGAATTAACCGATTCAGACGTTTTCGATAAAGTCGACTTGTCAATACGAGCGAAGGAAAACTACAACCGCGTTATTTTAGTAATGAATCCGGCTTATAAGTCACATTGGATTTACAAAGACTTTGTAAAAAAGAAAAGAAAGGATACTACCTACATTCATACAACTTACCTCGATAATAAAGAAAACTTAAGCGATTCGTTTATACAGGCCGCGGAAAAAACCAAACGAGAGAATCGCGCGCGATATGAACACCTATTCCTTGGTACTTGGTTGGATGACGCCGAAGGAATGCTCTGGAATCGCGCGATTATTGGAAAAGCGCGAATAGATGAAGCGCCGAACCTTTCTCGAATTATAGTCGCAATCGATCCCGCGACGACTGCAAATATGAATAGCGATGAAACTGGCTTAGTAGTCGTTGGAAAAGACAGCGAAGGTTTTGGATATGTGTTGGAGGATTTAAGCGGCAAATATTCCCCGAATCATTGGGCAAAGGTTGCAACGGATGCGGCGTTTAGGTGGAACGCGGATTGCATAGTAGCCGAGAAAAATCAAGGCGGCGATATGGTCGAAGCCGTATTGAAATCTCAAGGAACTAATTTCAGGATTAAGTTAGTAACGGCAACAAAGGGAAAATATGTGAGAGCAGAGCCAGTTTATTCGCTTTATGAGCAAGGCCAAATATTTCACGTTGGAAGTTTCCCTATTTTAGAATCGCAAATGGTAACCTTTGATCCTGACAAAGGGAAAAGCCCTGACCGCGTAGATGCGCTTGTTTGGGGATTAACTGAATTAATGGTAAAAAATAACTTTGAATTCTCAATATGAAAAAAGAAACTATTGCCTCGCTTATTTTGATGTTTATCACTTACATTTTAATTGTTTTTGTAACGTTGGATTTTAGCGTTTTGAATTGGCATTGGAGCGCTCGCGCCGTTATGGTTGTAACTTGGTTTTACGGAGTTACATTTTTAGAAAAGAATAAATAAGTATATTTGTCTAAACGAATATAGGATGGTACTAAGTGCGCTAAGAAATTACCTTGCTCCAACGATTGTTGAGGCTCCAAAGGGAACGGATGCAAATCTATTAAATAGGATGCTATACGGCCAATTTACGGCTTCAACGATGGTTGTATGGTACGATTCAAACCAGCAGACATTTATTGACAAAGGTTATAAAGGTAATGCGCTGGTATATTCTATAATTAGAAAAATAGCGGAAAAGGGCAAGCAATGCCCTACTTATGTTTATAAGGAGACTGAAGCGGCTAAGAAATACATAGGAAGTAAATACAGTGCAAAGGAGTTGAATAGATGGCAAGGGATATCCTTGAGAAAAAAGGAACTGCAAGAGGTTAACTATTCTGATCCTGTAAGCCAATTGATTAAGAATCCAAATCCGATGCAAACTTGGAGCGAGTTTTTGGATGCGATGTTAACTTGGTACAACACTAGCGGAGAAATCTTCATTTATGGATTTTCTCCAAATGATGGTTTGAATAAGGGCAAGATTAAGGAAATGTATGTTATGCCTTCAAACTATGTTGAATTAGTTGCTGGTAACTTGTTTCAGCCTGTAAAGGGTTATAAGTTGATTATTGGGGATCAGAACATTGAGATTCCTGCAAATCAGGTTTTGCACATTAAGAACACGAATCTTACTTGGGATTTGAATGGAGCGCAACTGAGAGGAATGCCTCCTCTGTTGCCAGGTTTAAAGACATTGCAGGCAAATAACGAATCGACTGAGGCAAAGCAGAAGACTTTTCAGAATGGAGGTGCTAAAGGCATTATTTCTCCAAACGTAAATAATCCAGAGTTTTGGCCGTCTCCAGATCAGCGTGCTAAGATGGATGAGCGGATAGATGAGAGGATAAACGGTAATAAGAACTTAAATAAGATTGTTGCAAGTTCTATTCCGTTGCGATACGATGCGATTGGATTATCTCCGGTTGCGATGGATATCATTAACTCTCAGAATATGGACTTGCAGACGCTTTGCGGTTTGTGGGGAGTTAATCCTGTATTGTTTACTTCAAACGCTACATATGCCAATTTGGAGGGCGCTCAAAAGGCTTTGGTTACCGATGTGATTATGCCACAACTTCAAATGATTGAGGAGAAGTTTACACAATGGATTGGTGAGTCATATGGAATGGATTATGTGATTGATTTCGACATTTCCAGTTTTAGTGAGTTACAACCAGACGTAAAGGTTATTTTGGACACATACGGAAAGTCTCCTTACTTTACTGGTAACGAAGTCAGAAGTCTATTGAACTGGGAAGCGAGCGAAGACCCAGCAATGGATGTACATTGGATTCCTAGTAACGTGATTCCAAGTGAGGAGGCTTTAGGAACTGCTGCA